GCGGCCCGCCGGGACGTGAAATTCATGAAAGAGGAGGCAGCGAGATGAAAGAAGAAATCGAGCGCATTTTTAAGGAGATCGACACCATCAGCGCGAACGTGGCGCTTATCCGGGAAAAGGTGAATGACACCGAAATCATCTCCATTCGGGCGGATCAGCTCAGGGCGCTTTGCATCGCCGTCGCGCCGATCAGATGTCATTCTTTCGACTGCCTCTACGCCACACCCGATCAGAGCTGTTACTTGAACAACGTCGAGTTGGAAAAAGGCATCTGCCGATACTATCGGCCCGCCCCGGAGGGGGACTGGGACATCGATCGCAAGGACCTGCCGGGCGGATTTGTCCGGTTCATCAATGGCCTTCGTCGCCAAGAATCGGACAAAGGCTGATGTCGCCGTGGCAGTCCAATGGGCCGAACGTGCCCTTCTGGTGCGGTGATTGGTCGTGATCGCACCACTCATTGAGGTGGATATTCGGCCGGATCGGCTCGCGTCCGCCCCTGTTGGTTTTGCTGGTGATGTACTTTGTTTCGCTGTGGTAGTGCGGGCATGAATTCGTTTCCATATTCTGCCTGCCTCCTTTCTTGGGTGTTCTTAGGGATGAGGCATCATAAAAGAAGGCAGGCAGAATTAAAAGAAAAAAAGGAGAGTTAGAAGGGTAATGCTTAACCCTGGATATAGAGCAAGAGTGTCAGATGTTGACTTTAGGGCTGAAATCGACCCTGGGCAGATGTTGTTTTGCCCGAAATGCGGCAAGCCTCTCATGGAGGCCGTAGCAGAACGAGTATATCAACGGTGTAAGCATTGCAAAAAGTGGGTTTTCATGCAAAAAAAAGTATTGATTTCTGATGAAAAAATGGTAGGATAAACTCAAATTTCGCGCGGCTCGCCCGCCATATAGATTTTAAGCGGCTTTCACAGCCCGGTTCTGGAGACAAAATCTCCGGGACCGGGCTTTTTTGTTTCGTGTGGGCATGACGGAGAATGAACGGCTCGAATATCTCATCCAGGCCCGGATCTGCATGCGGATCGCCCGGGACTACCTCGGGGGTAATTCGCCGTTCACGAAAGAGCAGGTGCTGGAAGATCTCGAACAGGGAGGCTTCATGCTGACATATCTGATCCTGAACCACAGGCACGGAGGAGAGGTATGACCGTATATTTTCCGGGGCTGCTGTTTTACACGGAAAAGCTGCCGGCGGGCTGCGGCGGTTGCGCCAACGGCCCGATCATCCGCATTCGTCCCCGCTACCGGAACGACAAAGGCCTCCACGAACATGAGGCGGAGCATGTCCGCCAGTGGTGGCGGACCCTGGGCCTCCATTCCCTCCTGTATCTCGTCTCCAAAAAATACCGCCTCTGGTCTGAAGTGGAAGCCTACCGGGTGCAGTTGCAGTATCCGCCGGCCGCAAACAATCCCCAATATGTCGAATGTTACGCCGCCGCCATTGCCGATAAATACGGCCTGGACATCGCCGTCGATAAGGCGCGGGCGCTGTTGATGGAGGAATGAACGGATGGCATCGCGCCGCATCGAAGATTGCGTACCCGAACTTCAGGAGAAGTATCACGCCTTCGCGGCGGCCATGCAGGCGGCTGGGCTTGATTTCGTCCTTACCTGCACCGCCCGGAGCTACAAGGAGCAGGTTGCCCTGTACGCCCAGGGGCGGGAGAGTTTGTCCCGCGTCAATATGTATCGGATCGTCGCCGGCCTGCCCGTTATCGGCAAGGAGGAGAACGATCATAAAGTTACCTGGACGCTGAGGTCGAAGCATGTCGTCAACCTGGACGACAACGACGGACAGAATGACCTGGCGCGGGCCTTTGACATTGCCCTGGTCAAGCACACGGGCGGCAAGCCGGTTCCTCATTGGCGCCTCAAAGAGGACGTCAACGGCAACGCCGTGCCCGATTATGACGAGGCCGGACGGATCGGGGAGGCGGTGGGGCTCCGCTGGGGAGGCAGATTCCCCAGTCCCGACCGGCCCCATTTCGAGGTATGAAGAAAATGAAAGACGTAATTGCCGCGCTGCTGTATCTGGTCTTTGCCGCCGTCATGCTGCCCGTGCATCTATTATGCTTTCTCGGTCGCTATTTCGTGGAAACCATGTTTGTCGCCCAGATTTATCTGCATGGCCGCCATGAAGAATATATGGCGGCAAAACAGAGAGGAGAGGCATGATGGATATCGCGGGAATCAACATCGACGTCGGCAGCGTCCTCGGAGGTATCGGTACGTTGGCCAAGGATTTGCGTTCCGCCATTACCGGCGAGATCTCGCCGGAGCGGAAATCGGAGATCGAGGCGAAGATCCTGGATCTGGAATCTCAGGCGATGATCGCCCAGATCGCCGTCAACGCCAAAGAGGCGGAAAATACCAATGTCTTCGTATCCGGCTGGCGGCCCTTCATCGGTTGGGTCTGCGGTTTTACCCTCCTTTACAACTACATCGTCCTGCCCTTTTCTCAATACCTTGCCGCCTATTTCGTGCCCCATGTGCCGGCCCTCCCCGCCCTGGAAATGGGGGAGCTGATGACGCTGCTCTTCGGCATGCTCGGCTTCGGCGGCTATCGGACGTTCGAGAAGATCAGGGGGGTGGCGGGCAAATAACGGCAAGGGGGGACAGATCTCTTGGGTGAAAATTGGCAGCTTTTCATCTTCCTGGCCGGGCTGATCGCGGCCTGGAGCGTGCTGATCATAGCGGTCCTGCGGACCATGTTCAAGGCCCATTGCGATGATATCGACCATCGTCTGCAAGGCTGGGGGCAAGATATCGCGAAGCTGGAAAAGGACGTCCTGGAAATGAAGGCCGATCTGCCTCTCTCCTATGTCCGGAAAGAGGATTTCGTGCGGTTCGAGGTGGTCATCAACGCCAAGTTGGACCGTGTCCATGACTCCATAGAGAGACTGAAGGAGAGAATATGATGAACGAATCCCCCCCTCTCGATATCGAGAAAGCGCGGCGCGAAGAGATGCGCTGGCTGATGCTGCGGGCCCTCCATGCCGCCCGGCCCAGCGGCATGTCGGAGGTCATGATCCGCAACGCCATCGAGCCCGTCATCCTGGACGTGACGCTGAACGACATCCGCCGGGAACTCGATTACCTGGAGGAACGGGAGCTGGTGGCGGTCACCCATCGGGACAGCCCCATATGGCGGGCCAAGATCAATAATCACGGGATCGATATCGTGGAATATACGGTGGATTGCCGTCCCGGCATCGCCCGGCCCAGGAAGTGGTGGTGATATGCCTGCGAGATCGAAGATCACGAAACTGCCGGAGCACGTCAAACGGGAATTGGACAAGCGCCTGATCAGCGGCAGTTTTTCCGACTACAGGAAATTATCGGCCTGGCTACAGGAGCAGGGATACGAGATCTCCAGATCGGCTATCAACCGGTATGGGCAAGCCTTTGAAGAACGCCTGGCGGCGATCAAGATCGCCTCGGAGCAGGCCCGCGCCGTTTCAGAGGCGGTCGGAGACAACGAAGGCGTCATGAGCGACGCCCTGATCAGCCTGGTGCAGGAAAAGGCGTTCGACGTCCTGGTCAACCTGCAGACCAAAGACCCGGTGGCCTTCGCCAAGATCTTCCCGAAGATGGGCATCATGGTGGCCAAACTGAGCAAAGCCAGCGTGGATCAGAAAAAGTGGATGGCGGATGTGAAAAGAAAGGCCGAAAAGGCCGTGGCGAACATCGAACAGAAAACGAGGAAGCGCATGGACCCGGAATTGTTCAAGATCGTCAAAGAGGAGATCTATGGCATCGCGTAGTCCCGTGACCCTCTATCCCTACCAGCAGCGCTGGGTTGCCGACCAGGGCAAGTTCAAGATCGGCATGTTTGCCCGGCAGTGCGGGAAGACCTTCACGGCCACCCTGGAGATCGTCCTGGACTGCCTGGAGGCGGAGGCGCGGGGCCGTTCCTCCCGCTGGGTCATCCTCTCCCGCGGGGAGCGGCAGGCCCGGGAGGCGATGGAAGAAGGGATCAAGCGCCATCTGTCGGCCTTCAAAGCCGCTTTCGACGCCCTGGAATACGATTGGGAGCCGGACGTCAAGGCGATGGAGGTGAAGCTGCCCGGCGGGAGCCGCATCACCGCCTTGCCCGCCAACGCGGATACGGCCCGCGGGTTTTCGGCGAACCTCCTCCTCGACGAGTTCGCCTTCCACCAGGATTCCCGGCGGATCTGGCAGGCCGTGTTTCCCATCGTTTCCAGAAGCGAACTGAAGCTCCGGGTGATCTCCACGCCGAACGGAAAAGGCAACAAATTCTATGACTTGATGACAGCGGACGACGCCGTCTGGTCCAAGCACGTGGTGGACATCTACCAGGCCGTGGCCGACGGGCTGCCCCGCGATCCGGATCAGCTCAAGGCCGGCGTCAACGACGACGACGCCTGGGCGCAGGAATACGAACTGAAATGGCTGGACGAAGCCTCCGCCTGGCTGGATTACAATCTCATCGCCTCCGTGGAGCATGACCAGGCGGGCAAGCCCGCCCTCTACGCCGGCGGCCCCTGTTATATCGGCAACGATATCGCCGCCCGCAATGACCTCTGGGTCGCCTGGGTCCTGGAGCAGGTGGGCGACGTGCTGTGGACCAGGGAAATCAACGTCCAGAAGCGGGTCTCCTTCGCCGTCCAGGATGCGGTCATGGACGAATTGATGCGGAAATACCGGGTCCTGCGCTTGTGCATGGACCAGACGGGCATGGGGGAGAAACCCGTGGAAGACGCCGTCCGGCGCTACGGATCGACCCGGGTGGAGGGCGTCCTCTTCACCGGGGCCAACAAGCAGGTCCTGGCCACCGTGGGCAAGCAGGCCTTCGAGGACCGGAAAGTCCGCATCCCGATGGGCGACGGGGAATTGAAGGCGGATCTCCACAAGCTCCGCAAGATCACGACCCCCACGGGGAGCGTCCGCTTCGAGGCGGACAGCGACAGCGCCGGCCACGCCGACCGGGCCTGGGCCTGTTTTCTCGCCCTCTACGCCGCCGCGTCGCCGCCGGGGCCGGTGGAATATGAAACGGTTGCCCGGCGCCGCTTCGCCGCGTCGCGCGACGAGCTGCCGACCGGCGCCTACATGCATCGAGGAGCCTGGTGATGGCCATTCTATACGATCAATTCGGCAGGGAAATTCAGGTCATGAAACAACCGGAAACCCGTGAGATCGCCGTGACGACGATCCGGGACCGCTGGTCGTCCTATCCGAGCCAGGGGCTCACGCCCCAGAGGCTGGCCGACATCTTCAAGGAGGCCGATGGCGGCGACGTTTACCGGCAGGCCGAACTGTTCGAGGAGATGGAGGAGAAAGACACCCATCTCTTCTCGGAGCTTCAGACGCGGAAAAACGCGGTCCTGGGTCTGGATTACGATCTGACGGCATGGTCGGAATCCGCCGAGGACAAGAAAATTCGGGATTTTGTCTCCGATTGCGTTTTTAACCTCGACAGTTTTGACGATGCCCTGCTGGACCTCCTCGATGCCATCGGCAAGGGCTATTCGCTCTGCGAGATTCTCTGGACGATTGATGGCGGCAAGGCTGTCATTGGCGGCCTGCCGTGGATTCACCCCAAAAAGGCTGTTTTCTATGAGCGGGGCGGCGACATGTGGGCCAAGAGCTTTGAGGCGCCCCGCGTCGTAACCGAAGCAGAGCCCGTTTACGGGGAAGTCATGCCGCCTTTCAAACTGGTTTGCCACCGCTACAAGGCCAGATCCGGCTATGACACCCGCGCCGGCGTCTTGCGGGTTTGCGCCTGGATGTACCTGTTCAAAAACTACTCTCTGAAAGATTGGGTGGCCTTCTCCGAGGTTTTCGGCATGCCTCTTCGTCTTGGAAAATACGACCCTGGCGCAAGCAAGGAAGACAAGGACGCCCTGGTCGCGGCAATCCAGTCATTGGGCTCCGATGCTGCCGGGATCATCTCCAAGAGCACCGAGATCGAGTTTGTCCAGGCCATGAAGAACGCCGGGACGGAGAACATCTACGAGGCCCTGTCCAATTTCTGTGACCGGCAGATGTCGAAGGCCATCCTCGGCCAGACGGCCACGACGGAAGGGACGCCCGGCAAGTTGGGAAATGAAGACGCCCAGGACCGGGTGCGCAGGGATCTGACGAAGGCCGACTGCCAGGCCATTGAAAAGACGATTCGGTTCCAGATCGTGCGCCCACTGGTTGGCTACAACTTCGGATGGGACAAGCCCCTGCCCTGGTTCAAGCTGATGTTCGAACCGCCCGAGGATCTGGAAAAACTGAGTGCGGTTTATAAAAATCTCCGGGAAATGGGGCAGCCCATGTCCGCCGAACACGTTTCCGACCGGTTCAAGATTCCCCTGCCGAAGTCCGGGGAGACGCCTCTCGGCGATGTCAGACCCGAACCGCCAGGCAAAAAGGCCCCTCTGGCGGCCAAAAATCGCCCTCAGGAGCGTTTTTTTGCCGGACATGACCTTGTCATCGCCTCGGGGGAGAAAATCGCTTTTACGCCCGATCAGGAGGCCGTGGAGGGACTTGTCGATGCCGTTCTGGATCGGGCGGCCGCCGCCCTGGCCGAAAACGAGCAGGCGATCCTCGCCGCCGTGCAGTCGGCGGGCAGCTACGAGGAAGCCATGCAGCAGGTCCTCGAACTCTATCCGGCCATGAACATGGATGAATTGGCGCTGCTGCTGGAAAACGCCGGTCTGAACGCGGGGGCGTTCGGCCGCTACACCGCTGCCGGGGAGGGAACATGATCGACCTTCAGCCTCTGCCGATGGCCGAAGCGCAAGAGTTCTGGCGCGACAAGTTGCCGCTGTCTCCGGGGCAGTTCGCACGGCTCGCCGACGAGGCGAAAACGCGGGCCTTCGCCGTCTCCGGCATCGCCAAAGGCGATGAGTTGACGACGGTCATGCAGGCCATGCAGAAGGCCATCGACAAGGGGACGACCCTCGAGGATTTCAAGCGCGACTGCGCAGCGATCTTTGAAAAACGGGGCTGGGTGGGCAAGCGGGCCTGGCGGATCGACAACATCTTCCGGACGAACATCCAGACGGCCTACAGCGTGGGCCGCTACCGGCAGATGATGGAGGTCGCGGACGTGCGCCCCTACTGGCAATACAGCGCCGTCAACGACTCCCGGACCCGCCCGACCCACCGGGCGCTGCACGGCAAGGTCTTCCGGTTCGATCATCCCTTCTGGCGGACCTGGTATCCGCCCAACGGCTTTCGGTGTCGATGCGGCGTTGTGACGCTCTCGGAAAGCGAAATGAAACGGGACAAGCTGACGGCGGAAACGGCCGACCCCACGGGAAAGCTGATCGAGCCCATCGATCCGAAAACGGGCTACAAGATGCCGGCGCGGCTGCTCATGCCCGATCAGGGCTTCGCATTCAATCCAGGCGAAACGGTCTGGGGCGGCATTGTGGACGCGGCCGACCGGTCGGGAAACTGGAAGTCGCTGCCAGGATTGAAGACCGCCGGGGACTACCGGCGCAAGGCCCTGACCAACGTCCAGCCCGGCGATATCGCCGATCTGGACGAAACGGCCTTGCTCCCGGCGGGCAAGGGAGACGACTTCTACAAAGCGGAATTTCTGAAACGTTACGGGGAGGAAAAAGTCGTCAGGGACGTCCTGGGAGAACCGGCCATCCTGTCGTTGCGCGCCTTTCTGGAGAACAAGACGCCTGGCGCGCCGGAGAAATGGAAGTTCTATAAACTCGGCCACGGACCATCGATTCCTCTCATGGAAGAGATGCTCCTGACGCCATACGAGGTCTGGTTGACGCCGCAGAAAAACGAGGCCGGGCGGATTCGCCTGGTCAAGAAGTATATCGGCTTCTGGAAGACCGCCGACCGCGAAAAAATAGGCGGTTTAGGGGTTTACGAAGTAGTGGACGGCGTTTTTCAGGGAGTGACGAACTTCACGCCCTTGAAGGGAAAGAAAGCGCTGCCGGATATCGGATATGTGGAGAAACAACGTGCGGGGATCTTGCTTTACGGGAAAGGGCGGTGACCGGTCCGGCTCACGAACCGGTTGCCTGCGACTGTTCAGGCCAGGGTGAGCCCCCCTACGCCGCAGACGCCCTTTAAGTAAAAATTAAACCGGAGAAGCGGGAAAGTCAAGAAAAATATGCAGATTCACATCAACGATACGGAAGTCAACAAGGCCCTGACCGATCTTTCGGCCCGCATGCGGAACCTCCGGCCGGTCATGCGGGAAATCGGCGAGATCGTGCGCACCTCCGTGGAGCGGAACTTCGCCGCCGGAGGCCGTCCGAAATGGGACGAATCGGGCCGGGTGAAGCGGGAGGGCGGTCAAACCCTGTCCCTGACGGGCCGTCTCCGTCGCTCCTTTGCCCGTCCCGGCGCCGTCCAGGCAGGCAATGACCGGGTCGCCATCGGCACCAACGTCGTCTATGCCGCCATCCATCAGTTGGGCGGCAAGACGAGCCCCAGGGTGATCAAGCCGAAGAAGGCCAAAGCGCTTTTTTGGCCCGGCGCCCGGCACCCGGTGAAATCGGTGAATCACCCCGGATCGGTGATTCCGCCCCGGCCCTTTCTGATGGTTCAGAACGAGGACTGGACGGAGATAAAAAGCGTCATCAACCGTTATTTGTCGATGAGGTAACGCTATGAAACATTTGATCTTGTCCGTTTTGAAGGAGATGGCCGGCGCGCCATCGGAGTTCCAGGTGCTGCCGGAGGGGGACGTCGAGATAAACAACTATGGCAAGGCGACGCTCGATGCAACAGGAGCGGAGGAAATCATCGCCGATTTTCAGCGCCGGGGCATCGATATGGTCATCGATTACGAGCATCAGACGATGGACGATGTCCAGGCCCCGGCGGCCGGTTGGATCAAGAACCTGATCTGGAAAGGAAAGGAGGGGCTATGGGCCGCAGTGGAATGGACGAGGAAGGCCGGAGAATATCTGGCCGCGAGAGAGTACCGGTACATTTCTCCGGTCATCGTCGTGAGCACGACGACCGGCCGCGTCACGGGCCTGATCAACGTTGCCCTGACCAATATGCCCCGGATCAATAACCTGGCGCCGCTCGTGGCGAAACGCAAAGAATTTCAACAAAAAGAAACGGAGGAGCATGACATGATCAAAAAATTACAGAAAATTCTGGGCCTGGCGGACGACGCCGGGGAGGACAAGGTCATCGAGGCGGCAACGCTGTTGGCGAACAAGAACAAGGAATTGGAGGCCGCGGCCGCGAAAGTCGTCGCCTGCAAAGAGGTCCTGGATGCCCTGGGCGCAAAAGAGGGTGCGGGGAAAGACGAGGTCGTGCAGATCGTCGCCTCCCTCAAGGCCCCGGCGGACGTGGCCAGGACCCTCAGCCTGGAAGTCGCGGAGCTGAAGAAAAAGATCGCCGCGATGGAGCAGGAGGACCTGATTTCACTGGCCCTGAAGGAAGGCAAGACGAGTCCCGAAGAGTTGGACAAGTGGGGCCGGGACCTGGCCGGGAAATCGCCGGAGCAGTTCCGGCAGATCGTCCTATCCCGCCCGGCGGGCAGCGTGATCCCCGTGGACGGCATCAGGATCGCCGCCAAAGACGCCCAGGGCGCCGTGGATGCCGCTCAGCGCGCCATCAACGAGATGATGGGCATCGACGAGGAAACCTTCAAGAAATACAACAAATAAACATTGAGACATGACGAAGTCGTGTCCCCATAGAGAAGGAGGAAAACATGACCGCATTAGCTGCAGACAAGAAAACCGAATACCGGGAAGGGGTGGACATCTCCATTCCCGTGGACGACGGGGACAAAATTTATGCCGGGGCGATGGTCAGCGTCAACGCCGACGGGTACGCCGTAGCGGCAGGCGACACGGCCAACACGCTCTTTGTGGGCATTGCCCGCGAGCAGGCGGACAACAGTTCCGGAAGCGACGGCGCGATCAACGTCACGGTTCGCCGCCGGGGTCTGTTCAAGATGTCCTTTGCCACGCCGATCACCATCGCCAACGTGGGCGACAGCGTTTATATCGCCGACGACAACAACGTGGATCTCGTAGGGAATGTCACCCATAACATTTTCTGCGGGATCATCGCCGAATACATCGACACGACCCATGCCTGGATCGATATCGAACCGGCCATCCGCCAGTCCGACGCCGCCGTGCATATCGCCGACGGCAGCGGCGCCCATGCCGCCAGCGCGATCTCCATCGCCGACGCCGGTTCTTTTACTTCCCAGACCGAGGTGGAGGCCGCCCTCCAGGAGATCTACCAGAGCCTGCTGACGGCCAAAGGGATCATCAATATCCCGATCCCCTATTTTACGAACGCGGGCGCCGCCCTGGCCGCGTTTTCCGACGGCGACAGCACGGTGCCCGGCTACTGCGTCACGGCAAAGGGCCTGGGGATCCGTTGGAACAACCACGCCACCCCCGGCGCGGTGGGAACGAAGGTCATCATTCCGCCCGACATGGATGTGACCGCCAACGCGGTGCTCCATGTCCTGGCGGCCAAGACCGGAGCGACCGTCGGCGACGCCACGAAGTTCACCGTGGGAGCCTACAACAACGTGGTGGATGCGGCCTACGACGCCGATTCCGATTTCGGCGGCGATACCAGCGCCATGACCGGGGATGCCGCGGCCAAGACGGTGCAGCACGAAACGCTCACCCTCGCCCTGGCCAATCTCGCAGCCTATCCGGCAGCGATGGAACTGACCATCAAACCGAAAGACGGGACCCTCGGCACCGATGACGTGATCCTGCTGGCCGCCTGGATCGAGTACAAGAAGAAGCTGCTGACGGCTTAAACCAATACCTTGACCGGGGAGAGAGCGCCGTTCTCTCCCCACAGCCAAAAGAAGGAGGCTTAAAATGATTGTCAATCAAGCGAATTTGCAGGGAATCTACAAATCGTTCAGCACCGTTTTCAACCAGGCGTTCGATGCGGCGCCCAGCCAGTGGCCCCTGGTGGCCATGCAGACGCCTTCCACCGGACGGAGCGTCGACTACAAGTGGCTGGGCGACTTCCCCATGATGCGGGAATGGCTGGGCGACCGGGTGCTGAAGGACCTGTCCGCCTTCAAGTACGAGATCACCAACAAGGACTACGAGGCCACCATCGAGGTGGATCGCAACGACATCGAAGACGACCAGATCGGCGTCTATACGCCCATGATCCAGGGTTTGGCCCAGGCGGCGAAGGTGCATCCCGACATCCTGGTCTTCACGCTCTTGAAGAACGGGTTCGCCACGGAATGCTTCGACGGTCAGTATTTCTTCGATTCCGACCACAGCGTCAACGGCGCATCCGTCTCCAACACCGGCGGCGGCGCGGGCACCCCCTGGTACCTCCTCGATCTGTCCCGGCCGATCAAGCCCATCGTCCTCCAGATCCGGAAGCGCCCCCAGTTCGTATCGATGGACAAGCCGGACGACGAGAACGTCTTCATGCGGAAGAAGTTCCGCTACGGCGTCGATGACCGGAAGAACGTCGGCTACGGCCTGTGGCAGCTCGCCTACGGCAGCAAACAGACCCTGAACACCACGTACTATGCGGCGGCCAGGGCGGCCATGATGGCCTTCACCAACGACGAGGGCGTGCCGCTGGGCATCACGCCGACCCATCTTGTCGTTCCTCCGACACTGGAAGCCGATGGCCGGGCCGTCGTGGAAGCGCAGTTCAATGCCACCGGGGCGAGCAACGTCTGGTACAACACCGCGAAGCTGGTGGTCGTGCCGTGGCTGGCGTAACGAAAACCTTGCGGGTGAGCGGGCCCGCCCCGCTCCCTCCCGGTTGAACGGACCGGATGAAGGGGGAGCGGGAAAACGCTCATCAAGGAGGAGCGGAAATGATCAGAATCAAGAGCAAAAAAGACGGGTTCAGGCGGTGCGGAATCGCCCATCCGAAAGAGGCTGTGCAATATCCCAATGAGCGGTTCAGCGCGGAGGAACTGGCTATTCTCAAGGCGGAACCGATGCTGATCGTGGAGATCGTCAGCCAGAAGAAAGAAAAAGCCGCCGATATCGATGCGTCTCCGGCCACGGAAGCGGATGAAACCGGCAAAGAATCGGCCAAAACCGAAAAGAAAGGCAAACGGTAATGGCTTACTGCACCCAGGACGATATCCTGAATCTGCTCAATGAAACCGCGCTGATTCAGTTGACGGACGATGACGGCGCGGGTGAGATCGACGGCGACAAGGTCGCCCGCGCCATCGCCGACGCCGATGCCACCATCGATGCGTATTGCCAGGATCGATATGCCATTCCACTGTCCCCCGTGCCGTCGAAGGTTCGCCAGATCAGCGTGGATATCGCGGCCTACAACCTCTACTCCCGCAGCGATCTGGAAATGCCGGAAATCCGGGCGGACAGGAACAAAGAGGCGATTCGTTTCCTGGAAAAGGTGGCGGAAGGGAAAATCAAGCTCGGATCGGCGACGCCCTCTCCCGCCAATACGGACAACACGGTGAATATGGATTCCAATGACCGGAATTTCACCAGGGACAAAATGTCGGGGTTTTAGATGATCGAGGATATTCAGGAAGACATTATTGAGCAATTGCAGAAGATCACTTCCGTGGCCAGCGTCGGCGTCTGGCAAGGCGATATCGAGGATCTGCTCAAGTCTCCCCAGCGCCTGCCTGCCCTGAACGTGATCTACCACGGCGCTGATTTCGATGAGAAAAAGGTCATCGGAACGAACCGGGCCGATCACCAGATGGACTTCCTCATCGTCCTGGTCTCCAGGAACCTCAAAAGCAGGGAGGCTGGTGCATCCGACGCCTACACGATCATCGAGGCGGTCAGAAACTACCTCATCGGCCACCAGATCAGCCCTTACGGGTGGCTCTGGCCTGTCAGGGAGGACCTGGTGACGGCTGAGGGAGGGCTGTTGGTCTATGGGCTCAATTATCGTTTGAAAACGAATGTCATCGCAACCGAGCCGGTCCCTGAACCGGA